CAGTTGCCATTGTAGTCCTCCACAAATACCTGTGGGCGACCGTAGGCCATCACCTTCAACTGCTTGTTGTCCTGCTTCGTGAGCTTGGTCAAGGTCAGGTTGAGGGTTTGGGTAAAGAAGGTAGTACCATTCTCACGGCTAACATTGAAAGCCTGCTCGAAAGATGAGTTGCCTTTCAAGTCATATTTGTAAACGGTGAAGGTTCCGCTGATGTCGGTGATTTCATCGTATGTTGCAGTCGCATCAGCGAAAGTAATTGCGCTGAAAGGAACGTCACCGAAGTCGGCAAAATATACCGCCCGCAGGCCACCCACCACGTTTTTACACGGAATCGCACGTCCAAGTTGTAAATCGCAAGCCATTTGTCTTTTGTTTATTTTGAATTAAAAAAGGGGGCGGGGCAGAACCCACACCCCCTCGTGGTTTAAACTATGACTCGGATTAAGAGTAGAGAACTACGTCAGAACCGATACCGTACTGAACACCTGCGAAGAAACGCAAGATCACACGAATATTGTCGCTACCGTCAAGTTCCGACATGTCAAGGAGGCGACATTCGTTTCTCTCATTTCCCAAACCTGTGCCGAAAAACAGGTTGCTCGTTTGAGCAGCAACCATCTTGTTTGAAGGCAGACCGTTCACCATAGCGACACGGATTCCGTCAAAGTACAAGGGTTGGTCACCGTACCACATCGTGCCTTTGTTCTCAACACCATTAGCACCAAGACCTGAAGCACCGAAGCCGCCAAGCGCACGTACGTAGGCTTTAGCCACGTTCTGCGGTACGTAGATGGTCAAGTCCTCCTTGCCGTAAAGGGCGGCAGGAATAGCGTCTACAACCTTGCCAAGCTCGGTGATTACGTTTGCAGCCGTTACGGTCGTAGCCGTTACGTCAACAACGTCAGCGTCAGCAGTCATCAAAGAAAGGAATCCGCTGAATTCTCCGGCAGAGGCAGCGTTACCATTCCAAATGTTTTGCTCGATCTTTTGAGCAGTCTTGGCAGCTACGTGAGCGATCAAGAAGTCAGCAAACGAAGCAGGAATGCTATCGTAAGCAGAGAAGCCCATCTGACTACCGATCCAAGAATCGTAGTAGTCTTTCTTGCAGAGCTGAAGGTTAACTTGGAACGGCTCTACTTCGAGGACACGGTCAGTCAAAGTCAGGGTAGACGTAGCCGTGAAGTCGCAAGTTGCGTCTTTTACGATGTCGTCAGTACCTACCTTCTGAAGGGTGGTCTTGAAGTTTACGTTGGGAAGAATCTCAACGAGTCCCTTGTCAAGGGTATCTGCGCTCAAAAGAGCAGCAGAAATGTATTTTGAGGCAAAGATGCCCGCATAATTTGTGGTTATCGAGGTCGTCGTAGCCATTTGATTTTCAGTTAATTATGTTATTTGTTAAGACGTGCAAGGACTCGGTCAATCGACTTTGAAGGACGATTAAATTCAACCTTGTTGGCTTGCTTTGTTGCGGGCGTGTGCTTGATGGGTTTAGCGGCAGCTTGAGATGAGAACTCTTGCTTTGCAGCAGCCATCTCTTGCTTGTAGGCTTCCATCGCCTCCTTCATTTTTTTCATTTCGCTCTGAATCTCCTCAACAAGGGGAGCTACTGCTTCAGCGACTGCTACCTCGATAACGGCAACAACCTCTTGAGCAACTTCAGCAACGGCCTCTGAAGCAACCTCCTCGGCTACTGCAACGGCTTCTTCTGATTGCATCTCGATCTCAACTTCAACCGGAGCTTCGGCTTCTTTGATCTCGGCAATCATTCCTTCTTCCAAGATAACGAGGATGCGACCATCTTCGAGCTTGTGTTCGCCAACAGGAGCTGCAACACGATCTTCACCGCTAACGATGAATACCTCATTGCCTGCTTCAAAGGCTTCAGCCTCAAGAACGGCTCCGTTCTCAAGTGTCATAGTTGCAAACTTCACTTCACGTACGGAAGCGAGTTCAGCAAGGATTCGGTTCAGAATAGAATTTGCTTTCATATCTAACTAAATAAATTGGGTTGGGTTAATTGTTACATTTTTAAAGATCCTGCCATAGCGTGTTCGTGGCCTCCCATCGGGTGTTGATGGTCTGCCATTCTTCGCCACGGATGCGGACGCTTGTGCCTTGACCTACGAGAGATCCGATACCTTGAGCAGCAAGTGACCCATCGCAGCACTTGCGTGAGTAGGTGTTGTCCTTGCAAAGGCATCCCCTGTTGCCGCCTCTTGGTGAGGCTACGGGAAGGCGTTGTGGTCTGATCATCTTGATTGAGTTCTTTGGATGAAGAATATAATATCCCACACGAGGACGGCTCCGCCTACTGCCGTCAACTGCCAATAGTTGCCGTTGGTAATGAAGTCCTCGTCAACGTAGTATTGGAATACGTTGTGAAACGGATGCTCTACATCGTTGCCTCTTGGGAATGCGATTGTTGATGCCAAACGCTCGTAGGGAGTTCCATTGCCACCCTCAAGGCGCAACTCTCCGTAGGTTTGTTGAGCGTTTGCTGCGCTCGCTTTGAATACGATGGTGGCAATGTAGGTGTCGTTCTCCGATATGCCGTACACACGCCCTGTGGTGGGGTTGTACAAATCAGAAGGAGTATTCAAGTACGAGATGATGTTTGCTCCGTTGTTTGGCAAACGAGCAGGTACTCCATTTGCGAACGTGAGCTTGTTGCTTGAGGTGTACTGATTGTCATCCCAACGTACCCAACCAAGCCCCTGTGCGTTGCTTATGTTTAGGTTTACCCATTCACCATTGCGCACGATCCAATAGCCCGTCTCCGTTTGTACGATTGAGCCTTCTTCGATGGCGTAGGTCAGACGCTCCGCATCGCTGATGACATCGGTCTGAACTTTGATGGCGGTGTTCTTGCGTGTACTCATAGCTTGCCGAGTTCTTTCAGTTTAGATTCTGCCCATTGCTTACCTGAAAGGCCTCCCCACAAAAGGTAGGAGATGGTTCCGCAGGCTTGCGTGTCGTTCTCATCGTAGTACGTCTCGGCTCTTGATAGGTACGAGTACATCCGACCGATGGTCTCCACCGACAAAGCCTTGCCTTGTGCGAGCTGCTGACCACGAATCTTCCCTACTTCGGTAGCGCACTTGTTTCCGTTTTTCTCGTTTAGCTCGATGCCTCGCTTGGCATTGTTGCGTACTGCCTCCGGATAGTCGGCAAACGACTCAAGCTCTACCACACGACCATCCTTCTTGATGATGTTTGCGATTTGTGATAGGATGAGAGCCGCCTCTTGCTCCTCGATTTTGGCAAGCTCCTGCTTGCTGAAGTTCATCTTGTCAACGAAGTAGCCCTCGATGCTGAAGCCCTTGAACTCGCCATCTTTGACACGCTTCCAAATGCTCTCGTTGTCAATCTTCATTGAGACCATCCACGTACCGACAGGTAGGTCAAGGCCGTAGGCACGGCTCTTGTCAAGCGTATCGTCCTCGATGATCCACGATTCTACGATTGTAGTTCCGTCAACCTCGTAGTCGTGTTCGATGGTAGCGTTTCTTTGGTAGCCGTTCTTGAAGAACAGTTCCATTGCCTTACGGATGGTGTCCTTTGAGAAGTACACATAGTACTCATTCTCGCCATCGGTTCGGTAGATTGGCTTGTCAGGGATCAGAGCAGCACCCATCAAAAGACGCTTCTCTTGGTTCTGCATTGCGAAGGTCTCTTTCTTTTGCGTGTTGAGCGCAATGAAGTCCTCCTCAATAGCGGGGTATTCGACAAGGCTGATGGCATCGATGCCTGTCAGGGCCATCGTCTCATCAAGGATTAGTTCGATTAGTTTCATCCGAATGTTGCGGTTCTTACTCGTTGACGTTCCAATTGTTGTGCAGTCGTTACCTCGCCACCTACGACATACGCACGGATGGGTTGGTTGAACTGACTGCCGATGCTTTGTGCAAGCTGATTCGTGCCACTTTGTCCAACGATATTGAACTGCGGTGCAGGCACGGAGCCACCACCTCCGGCAGCGGAGGAGTTGATTGATGGGCTTGAAGGTTGTGAGTCACTCCAAGTGAACTTCTGCGCTCCAATAGCAGCAACACGGGCAAGACCACCTGCTACGGCTACGGCAGCAGCGATCTGCGCACGTACAACTGACGTGGGGTCACCGATGATGAGCTGCGAGGTGTACGCCTTTTGTGCGGCTGCATAGGTCGACACGATGGTCTCTGCGATGCTTAACGCCTTATTGCGGTTGAACGCTCGCTCTGATGCCTCCTTGTTATTGGCATCGTAGATGGAATTCAGCTCCTTCAGCGCACCGATAGTGCCAAGCGCAGAGTCAACGGCAAGATCTTGCAGCGACTGACGGTAGGCTCTCTCTTTGTCTATCTCGTCTTTGCGTGCCTTGTCTGCTGCATCTGATTCAGCCTTTCTCGCACGGGCTTGGCGGATCTTGCGCTCCTCCTCTGCCCAAATCTCTTGATCTTCTATCTCTTGAAGTTGGTCTTGGTAGAACTCAAGAAGATCAACACTAAACTTCGCCCGTGAACGGACGGCCTCATTGCCCTTCTCAACGGCCTTTGCAAGCTCGTCTGCCCAATAGTTGTTGCTGACGATGATTGCGTTCAGTCGGTTGAACTCCTCCTGACGCTCACGCTCACGGTCTGCCTTTGCTTGTTTTGCATCTGCCGCTTTCTTATCACGCACACGCTTGTCCTCTGATAGGTCGAGCGCACGGAGTGCTGACTGCTTGTCGAGGATGTCTTGAGAGATTTGCTTTTGGGCCTCTGCGTCATCGTACAAGAACGCCTGCTTTGCAATCAGGTCTTGCAGCTCTTGGTTGAGCAGCTCCTTGCGCTTGCTATATACGGTCTCGGCTGCTGCTCCGGAAGCCTCCAATTCTGCGATCTCCCGCTTGATCTCGTTCGATGCGCCATCACGTGCCTTGCGCTCCTTGTCAAGAGCGTCAGCGGCCTGCCGTGTGGTATCAATGTATTGCTTCTTGGCTTCGTCAGCCTTCTTGAGAGCCTCCGCCTCCTCCTCTGCTGATGTAGTCAGTTCATCGTATAACTGAACGAGGCTCTGAATGACGAGGATAGCAATACCAAAGGCAGCAGTTTTCAGAGCAAGGTCAAGACCTTTTACTCCTGCGGTTGCTGCTTTGACGGATTCATACGCCTGAAAGAACGCATCTGACATCCCTCCGGTCAGATCATTGATGAGTCCCTTGATTGGGGACACCGTTTTCTTTAGCGTCTCAAGGTCTCTTGTACCTTCTTTGATTTTGGTGTCGCCTTGAGCAGGTTGGTCAAACGCTTCCGCAAGCTCATCCTTGACCTCTTTGGCCTTTCTCTTTACGCCATCAAGCTCCTTCGTGATTTTGTCAGCGGCAGGAGCAGCGTTGGTCGTGATGCTTATGTTAATGTTTACTTCTTCAG